GAATCCGATTGTGTTCCTCGAATGGGAGGAGCTGATGAAGATTTACAACTACGAGTTCCCTCCTAAAGGTACGAGAGTTCTGCTGAAAGACCACAACGGCCAAACGTATGAAAAGCAAATCGGGAAGTCAACGCGTATGCAGTTCGTTCGGGATTTCTTTTGCTTCTGCTGCTTTACATCTTTGCGCTTCTCTGATATGCAAAATCTAAAGTGGTCGAGCGTGTCAGAAAACACCATTACAATTACCACAATAAAAACCTCATCGACGATCACTATAGAACTGAACAAATACTCTCTCGAAATCATCGACCGATATCGAGGGATGGACAACGAGTACGTCTTCCCAAGGATAACTAACTCAAAAGGTAACGAACTGATCCACGCTTTATGTGAGCTTTGCGAAATCAACACCCCGATAACAAAGACGTACTACAAAGGAGGAGAGCGTATCGAGGACACGCGGCCAAAATACGCCTTTGTTGGGACGCACACCGGTCGACGAACCTTTATTTGCAACGCCCTTATGATGGGAATTCCCGCTAACATCGTGATGAAATGGACGGGGCACAGCGATTACAGCGCAATGAAGCCGTATATCGACATCGCAAACTCGGCAAAGGCGGAGGCGATGGCGCTATTCGACAAGAGGTGATTTTGGACGCATTTTGGACGGATTCGCAACGAGCTTATCTTCAATTATTTGCCTTCAAAAAAACGCTCAAAAGACCCTTGTGGCGGGTCCTTTTTCGGCACATCTTGGACGCGTTTTGGACGTATTCGGAGAGCATTTTCGCGATCTCACGAAAAAGGTAAGCCCCGCCGCTCAATACACGAGCAGCGGGGCGTTTTCGTCTACGTTCTGCGTTTCAGCGCGTAGCCAATCAGGCCGAACACAGCAAGGAAGACGAGCAGCGACAACGGCGGCCAGAGGAAACCGCTGTGCGTCGTCTTCTTCTCGTTGCGCGTGTCGGTGTGGTGCGAAGCCGCGCGAACCGTCTCCCCCCGCGAACGCCAGACCGTGTCGCGGCGAACGTGCCAGCGGTCACGGGTGCGCTCTTTCACGAGCGTAGCGCCCTCAAAATAGACGCTGTCGTGGAGAAAAACGCTATCGCGCACAGTGCGCAGTTCGCGGAGTGTGTCGCGGTGCACAACGTGGAGCGTGTCGCGGTGAACGGTTACGCGTTCGACGGTGCGCGTTGTCGTGCAACCCGTGAGCATACTCAGCACGACGGCAAAGCACAGCGCGCCGACGGCCGCCAGGACGTACAACGCCCAGGGGTCGGGAGGAGGTTTTCGGTGGTTGTAATTCATCGAGAAGGTGGAATTTGAGGAGGTGAACATTGAACGCCCCGCGGGCAATTCTTTCCAAAATGGAAATAGTTGGAAAGCTTTGGAGCGTTTTCGGCGCGATTTGCGGGAATTTCCCCCGTTTTGGCGTCCGATTCTTTCCAATCGTCGCGAAATTGGAAAGAATTGCCCGCGGTGCGTTGAACTGCCGAGCTTTTCTCGTTAGTTCGAAGAGGCGCCGGCGCGGGTGATGGTGAGTTCTATTTCTTCGCCTTCGGCCTGCGCCGCGCGGAGAAAAACGAGCAGATGTTCCAACGTGGCGCGGCTGTTGAGCACTTTGCCCCGTTCGCGGTTTTCGCCCACCAAGATGCACCCCTCGGTGTCGGCGGCCGTGTTGCCGCTGTGGATCAGTACGCCCGCGTATCCCTTCACGCTGACAAGACGCGGGAGGACACGCCCGAAACGCGGCGAACGTGTTTGCATGTCGATGCGATACGTGCCGGTGGGGATGGCGGTCGCGCCCTTCACTTTGAGGACGGCGATTTCGTCTTCTGACATCTCTTTCGACAAACCGCGGTCGGTGTCTTCGAGCGTGTCGCAAAAATATCGGCCGTTGATTTCCATTCGTCCGATGGTGTAGCCCGCCTTCAGGGCGTGGCGTTGTAGGAGGATTCTCATTTTTGTGTGATTTAGAAGTTTTGTTTGTAAGGAAAATCAAGGAGCGCGGGAGCCCCGCGCCACTCGTGCCGTCGTTTATAGTTCGAGGAACGCGTCCATCGCGCCCGCTTCGGCGTCTTTGATAAACTCATTCAGATACCAGACGGCCTTTTTCGCGTCTTCTACGGCTTTGCGCCGCGCTCCTTCGAGCGTGCCGTCGTGTTTGTGTCCGCAGCGCCAAATGTATTTCAGCGCGTTGCCCAGACAAAAGGGCATTCGGCGCGCCACGTCGATACATTCCGCGCCGCCGTGGTTGTAGTGTGCGGGGTGGTCGACGGCCGTGCTTGCGGATTTGACAACCGACGGCTCCCGATCTGTTGTTTTTTGTTCTCTCGTGTCCACGTTTTCGGGCTTTTGGGTGTGTGATGCGTCGCTCATGGTCATTGTTTTGCGTTTTCGGGTTCTTGATTCTCGTCCGCCGGTGTTTTCTCCGCGGGGACGATGTCGCGGTTTTTGGCCTCATCGAAGACGGCGGTGGCAAACTTCTGCGCCATCTTCGAAAGGTCGTGCTCCGAAATGGTGGCTTGCACGATGTCGTGGAGCTTTTCGATTTCGGCCTTCTCCCAGGCCTTCTCCCGAATGCTCCAAAACTCGCACAGCACGCACCAGGCCGCCCAGCCCATCGAGAAGTAAGGCGCGGCGCAGAGCGGGGAGCCGATGATGTCGATAAGCGAGAGCACGAGAAACGGGACAAGGTATTTCACCGCCTTTCGGCTTGTCATCTTCAGCCCCCGCGATGTCGTGGGTTGTCCGCGTTCGTGGGCTTTGCGAATGCCAAAGAAGAGGTCGAGCGCCATGGCGATCAGTATCGCTGCGGTGCAGAAAATGATGAGCACGATGTGAAGATACAAATGCTGTTCGGCAAAATGAATGAGGGTCTCTTGCATTGTCTTGTTGTTATTTTTGTGTTCTGTGAGGGTTATTCTTCTAAGATCCAAAGATTGATGCCACGCTCGTTCCCGATATTGACGTTTCGGAGGAGCGTAAGGCGAACAGTTTTACTTCGATTGACGCTACACTCTGAAAGAATGTGCTCGGAGTAGTTGCCGAATCGGTGGTTCGACTCTCCAGCGGGAGGGAGAATCTTCATTGTTCCGCGTCCTACTTGTGTGAAGACGATTGTTTGACCTTCGGATGCCTTCGCAGGCAAACGCACGTCGACGTTCCCGAAGTTGTCGTGCAAACCGACGACGCGAGTGTCCGACAAGTTGAGAGATACGGTGTTGTTGTTTTGTTCGCCTACACGCTTCAAACCTACAACAAAACCGAGGGCTTTAAGATTGACGAAATATCCGCCGTACGCTTCGCCGTCCCCTTGATTTATCGCAATTCCCGAAACGCCGACCGCAATTCCGTTGTCACTGCGTGTCATTCGTCCCGAAATCGCTTCGCACCTTTCATCACGAGGGGCGCGTGGGTCGGGAACGTATTCAATAACCGACGACACCCCCCTCCAGCTTAGCGTTGTATCGGCATGGTACGTTTTCCCCGATGAAACAAAGCTTGCAGACGTTCCTAAACCGCCCGACGATGCTTTGAGAACGATGTCCGACAATGAACTTTCAGCCCCCTTCGGCTTGTCTTCAATATAAGTCGAATGTAACCACAGTTCATTATCCCGCGCGTCCAATCTGATGTGCGTCCGCGTGTCGTCTAAGTCCGAAACCAAATTGCCGTTGCTCAAAATCCAGCGTCCCACATTCGCGTGCTCGGCGAGCAACAACTGCGTGGCCACGCTCTCGAAACTTGCGCCGAAGTCGTTCCACTTCGATTTGTCCGTGGGGGCGACACCGCGGAACGTTCCGGCATCGGTTCTCGCGATGTAGTACGCCCCTTCGTAGAACACGGCATCGCGGCGGTGCTTCGTGCCGTAATACTCTTTTGACGCGTCCCATACGCCACGATATACCATGGCCGGGGCTTCGCCGTCGCGGCCGTTCTTGCCGTCTTCGGGCGTTATGCGCGTCGGCGTGCTCCATCGGTCGAGTAACGCCGTTTCGTAGCGGCTTACCATTGCCGAGGTCATCCACAGATATTGCCCGACTCCGACAACGGGCTGCACGGTGCTCCAGCCCTCGGGTGATCGTCTGTTGTCCGAAATCGAAGGCGGCTGCGTGGGCGATCCGTTCACGGCAAAGCGCAGTTCGCGGTAATCGGCACGAAGATCACCCACTGAGGGACACCACGGAGTGGCAATTTTGCCTACCTCCAGTTTCGGATCTACAATGTTTGCCGAAGATCTGTCCCAAGCGCGGATATAAAAGTACTGCCGAGCGTCTGTTATCCTACTTACTTTGAACGAAACTGTCACTTTCTCGAACGCTTCCGACTTCTGATTGTCGGGGAAACGTCCCGCACCGCTCGCGTTGCCCGTCTGCACGCCGTTCACTTTGGGAGCTTCGGCAAACTCGATACCCGAGAATATCCACGTCAATGTTCCGCGGACTATCATCCATACGGAGAAGGTATAGGTTTCCCCCTCTTTCAAGACGGAGGTAATCTCTTGCACAATGAGATCTCGGAATTGATCTTCCGCAAGTTGGCTCATTCCGTATTGTGTCGGCTTTCCGTTGAACAAGAAAGAGCTTTCTGATACGTTGAACGTCACCCACGGTACGCGGCTTTCAAAGTTCGTGCCGTCGAGAAGATTCGGGTTCGGCGCAAGTCCATCCGCTCCTCGCAGCTGCGTCCACGTATAATCACTGTAGATATGGCTTGCGATCTCGTCGAAATCGGAGTAGATACCGAAGTAGCGGAAATCCTCTACAGCGTTTCGCCCGAGGTCTTCTTCCAAGGTGAAGTCTTTCTCGCCGTCGGGACTGTTGGCATAAGCTATGTGTATGTAGCTTGTGCTCCCAACGTCGCCCGGTTTTCCCTTCTCTCCGCTCAAACGGCCGTAGGTGATTTTGCCGTTCGCCGCAGTGAGTCGATACCAAAGATACTCCCCGTTCCGAAGGGTCGGGGGCGCGTCTTGCCACGTTCCCCGAATAGTCGGGGCGGTCGTTCCCGATGCGGTGGCGAGTTGTGAGGACGCGGCGAAATCATAAACGGGGCTTTTGCCGTCCGCTCCCGATTCGCCCACCACGCGCAGCGCACCGCCCCACGTTGTGCCGTTACCCGTTCGCATCCACACATCGCCCTCGGCGAAATCGTCGTGCCACGTTTGCGCATCGGCGCTGTATTGCGCCCGAATGCTCGTGCCGTTCGTGCCGTCCTTGCCGTAGTGGCCGATTAGTCGCACCTCGGTTTTGTCTGCAGTGCCGTCGGTGTACTCCGAGCGTTCGTAGCTCCAAAGCCATGGGAGATCCTTTGTCGGTTGGGGTGCCGTGTTCTCCCATCCCGATTCTCTTAGGCTCGGTGCGATGTTCTTTTCCGTGAGTCTGTAGAAGGCTTCCACGCGCTCGATGCCGCGTCCTTTGTCCCCTTTGTCTCCCTGTACCTTTGCCCAAACGTAACGCGCGGGGGCTGTTGACGCTTTTTCGTTTTCGTCCGTATAGGTTCCGAGGTAGGCGAATTTTTCGCCCTTTGGATCGAGTGTACACGGATTGCCGTTTGGACTGTTGGAATACGCCACGTGCGTGTAGCTGCTCTTGCCGGGGTCGCCTTTCTTGTCCATCTCCGACAAGCACCACGGCGTGGCGAACTCGCCCGTCTCCATCTTCGGGTGGCAAATGTCCAGATAGTTCCCCTCGCTTTTCGGCAAAGAGAACAGCGTTCTCAATTTTTTAGGTAAATCGTCCTCTTCTTCGTCGTAGAAAAAGCTCAACGAATGCGTTACCCACTCTTTTGTAAGACGGAAATACAAGATAAGATAACCTTGTCCTATCCCGTCAATCCCATCCTTCTTAATTCGGGGAAAGTAAAACCTGTTCTTCTTCCATTCCCGCGGGTAGCAATGAAACCTAGCAGTACCGCTCCCCCTGCACTTAAAAGAAATAGTGTACCACGTGCCCCGTGGATATCGATTCCCGAAAGGTGTGTCCATCACGTGAGCTACACGTTCCTCGTTATTTCCTTCTATATGGAAATAGTTATCGCCGTCCACACCGCCGGGTAAAATACTCGCGTAGGGACTGTCCAAATACCCCTTAGTGAAGTGGGGGCGTGTTACGTAATCGGTGCAGTGCCAAAGGTTCGGATTTGCCGCCGGTGTTCCCGTTTTGTCATTCTCCGACAAGCACCACGCGGTCGCCTCCTCTCCTTCTTCCAACTTCAGCGCCGAAAAGTAGGTTTTCGCCAGCATATCCCAAACCCCTAAAAAAATGTGTGCGTTGTCGGGTATGGTCTCGGGCGTAGTGAACGTATAAGCGTAGCGTGTCCACTTCTGTCTGTCAACGTTAGGACAAGAAATGTAGCGGTTGACCTCTTTCGAGATCGCTTGCACCGCCAGAGTGCCTCCCGCCCCCTTCGAATAAATTGAGATTGTGTAGGTCGTGTTCGGGCGCAAGAGACCAGCAATCTTCAAAGAACCTTTGATCCAGTTCAAATCTTTAAGCGCGCACACGGCTTGTGCCAAAGGGTGCACTCGGTCGGTTTGCGACGTGTCAAAAGTGAAGCGGTCGAAATTTTCCCAGCGGCGCACCTCCTCCATACTCCGAAAGCTCGTGCCGTCGATAAGGTTTGCCCCCGTCGGCGGTGCGCTCTTACCCGCGTCGCCGTCCTTGCCCTTCACCCCCGATGCCGAAATCGTCCACTTCGTTTTGTCCGTCAGCGGAGCACCCGAGGAGGAACGCTCGCCGATGTAACGATAGGTCGAAACCACGCCCTCCGCATCCGTGTTGCGCACCTCGTCGCCGTTGTAGTACGTCGTCGTTGCGTTCCATTCACCGCGATAACAAGCCAACGGCGAAGTAACGCCGCCCTCGTTCTGAACCAACGTACCGCGAAGTGATAAGCGGCCGTTCTGATAAACCAACGAATCGCCGAGCCGCATTTCACCCGCGGCGAGGTCAAAGAATGAACGGCCGTCCGACGTGGCCACACGATCCGTGGTGATACGTCCCGGGAGTACCTCTGAAAATCCGTACAAAGGCGCAAAACTGCGGTCGCCGTCGTACTCGCTGTTGAGCACCCCGACCAGAAGGTGATAGTTCGCCGCGTCGCTCTCAAAACCGACGGGCGATTCCTTCAGCATAAACTCCGCGCGGTTGCCGTTTCGGGGGGCGCGAACATAGAGATAATACTTCTTCGCCGCGTCGTCAAGTCGTCCGCTCGTGAATGCCGCCACGTCCCAAAAGCGATACTCCGAGGGGCTATGATTGGCGCTCACGGTGCGAATGCCGAGAGTGAGGTGCTGCAAGATGCCGCTCGCCGCGTTCACTGTCTTTGTCTTCGCGTTGTAGGTCACGACGTGGGGAACGGCCGTCGGGTTCGTACGGCTGCCCACAAAACGGAATTGCAGACTTTCGTCGCCGACGAGGAGCGACATCGTTTGCACGGCCGCGGGGCTGACGGCATTAGTGAACCTATCGGAGAGCGCCGCCCCGATCATTTCGGCCGTCTCCTGCGCGTCGCGGAATCGGCGCTTGCTGTATTGCAATGCTTCGCGGTGTTTCTCCTCGACCGCCACGGCCGCGCTCTCCAGCGCCTTCAACGTCGTACCGAACGAAGACGACACGGGCGCGTTCGAGAGTTCGATTTCGGGCGAATGCGGCGTGTTGATGTAGTCCTTGATGCCGACAATGCGCACGGCCACGCCCTCGGGCTGAAACTGCTTGTCGGAGAAGAAAATGAACGCCCCGATCTTCAAGCGGCCGCCCACGTTCTCCCAGTTGCGCTTCGCCCAAATGCCGTCGAGAGTGCCGGTGAATGAAAACTTTGGGTCTTCGTGGCTGTACAGATGTTTCACCGCCTTGCGCAGCAAGTCCCACTCCGCCCCCGTCCGCGTGGCCGTGTCGTTGATGTAGGCCTGGGGAAGCATGCAATGAAAGACGGCGTACTTGTCGCCAACGCGGGGAACGAACACGCCCCCGGGCATTGTCATGCCGTCGATCTCCTGCGGCACGATTTCAAAGCGCCGCGCCTTCTTTCCCGATGCCGCGTGGGCGTATTTAACTTCAAACTCGCGCCCCGAAAGCATGCCACTTTGAAAGATCACGGTCATCTTTTCGCCCGCGATCAAGCATTGTTCGAAGTCGAGCGTCGCGGGGATCGTCGGGTCGGTGAAGTCGTAGAAGTGGTTTTTCTCGTTCGCCGTGATCACCTCGCCCACGGTGCCGACACGACTCGGGTAAATGTCGGTCAAATCGACGCTGTCTTCGGCCATCGACGAAAGGGGGCGGTCTGCGCGTTGCACGGAGAAGCCCTTTTCGTCCGTGCGATAGCGGCGGGCGCGGGCGGCGTCGTAGCCCGCTTCGCCTTCAAAGTGCGCGCCGTCGTAGGCTATGGCGGCATTGACGGGCAAATGCAACGTGCTCGCGCCGTACTTCGAGCGATCGATGTTGCGTTCTCCCCCTTGCACGTAGAGAATCTCGGTCGGCACGCTGTCTTCGCCGTTCGTTCGCGCCACCCCCGAGACAAAGCCGTTGCCCTTGCCGTAGGAAAGCGGGAGGGCGTTCGCGCGGTCGTGTTCCACGGCACCGAGCGAGATGCGTTTTCCCACGATTTCATATTCCGTGCCGAACTCCTTGGCGATCATCGCGAGAGCATCGCGGCAAAAGGCGTGATCGTAGTTGACCACGCGCTCGGGGCTGTCGATACACGTGCCGAGTGTCCAGCCCGAATCGCGGCGGTTGAGGTTGTCGACGAGCATTTGCAGGTGTTCGTGGGGCTTGGCCGTGAGCGAGAAGCGCAAACGCCCGTCGACGGTGTTGCGAAACTTCCAGATCGACATTTTCCCCTGCTCGGCCACGAGTTCGACGGTGTATTCGAAATGCCGCGTGTGGTGCATTTTGAGCGACTCGGGGTGCATCAGCGTGTAGCGCTCGCCGTCGTGCTCACAATAGGCACCGACGGGGATTTCGACGTGCTCGGGGAGGGAGAAATAGAGGGTGAGCGAGTTGTCGCCCATCATCGCGCGGTGGCGATAGGAGTTATCGTCGGGCATCACGTCGAGGAGTGTTTCGCCCGTGGGGGAATAGATGATCATATTTCGTAGTATGAAATTTCGGAACTGCCTTCGAAGAAAGTAAGGGTGAGAGTGAATCGCAGCCACGGGCGCGGTTCGTCGGGAATGAACTCGTCTACGCGGCACGAGTTGTAGTAGAACGGGGCGTTCGCGTATCGTCGCGCACCGGGGCGGATGAGATCGGCGAGCAGCGCGTCGTAGTTTCGCCAGAGTTCGACGAGGGTGTCGGCGCGCATCAGGAGTTGAACGGAGCGGTCGCCGCCTTTCTCGTTAAACAAGGCGCCTTTGTCGTAAAACGCCCCCGGTTTTGTCGAAAACTTGCGGAGTAATCCCGTCTTCACCTCGTTGCGCTGCTCCATCTCGTCGACTACGTCCCCGAGAACGCGTGCCCCGTAGTCGGCAAAGGAGCGTTTCGGGCTTTCGGTGATCACGAAATCATCGCGCCGCGAGGTGCTCAATATCCACTCGCGCTCCTTCTCGGCATTGGGGGGCTGGTACGTGTAGGCCTGCATCGGGGTGTCGTCGGCGAATTTAAGGCCGAAGGTGGACGAGTGCGCGCTGTCGGTGGGAGCGACGAAACGTAGCGACCACGAACGGCCGATGCTCGGGGCGCGCACTTCGACGACGGGCGTTTCGGCGAGCATTCGGAGCGCGTGGGCGTAGTCATCCTCGTCGCCGGCAGATAGATGCAACGTCACCTCGCGTGTGTCGAGCACGGGGGCGGACAGATCGGGGTCGAAACCGCGCTCTTCGTGCCAATCGTTCGCAGGAGGGGTCTTCAACGGCGGAAAGGCAATCAGCTCATTGAAGCCCCCGAAAGCCGTGCAGACGTAGGAGTAGTCCCGAACGTCCGTGTCGCCGAAGAAAAGCCGTCCTGAATAGTCTAATGCGTTCATTGCTTGATCTTAATTCCTTTGAGTGCGATGTCGCCGACGGTGTCTTTGACGGACTTCAAGTGTTGCTCGACGACCGTAAGACGCGCGTGTACGTTGCCCGTGTTGCGTTCGATGCCGACCACGCCCTTCAAGATTTCGTTGGTCGTGGCGAGGAGCATTCGGGTGTTCTCGGCGATGTTGTAGGTGTGTCCTTGCACGGCTGTCATTCGTCCGTTGAGTTCGTCGACGGAGTCTTGCGACGCGGTGGCGATGCCCTTTTGCGAGGCTTCGCGAGTGGCGGCGCTGTCGGCGGTGAGGTCGTAACCTTTTTTCTTCAGCTCCTCATTGGCCTTTGCGATAAAGCCCTTCATACGCTCCTGTTCCCCCTTGACCTCTTCTGTTGCTTGAATTACGGCCTGGAGAATCGCGTTGTCGTCGCCCGTCGCATAGGCTTTTTTTACCAACTCGGATTGCTTCTGAATGACGGGTTGAAGGATGGCCGCTTGCATCATGTCTTTTACCACGTTGCGCATGACTTTCTTCGTCACGTCGCCGAAAGCTTCGGCCGCGTCTGTACCGCGTTCGAACGCGTCGACCACGACGTCCATTATGTCCGTGGCGTAGTTGCCGAAGATTCCGCCGAGATAGTCGTCCATCTGTTTGAGCGCGGCTTCGTAGTTCTCCTCCGCCTTGATCAGCGATTCGAACGCCTTTTTGCCGTCGCCTTCGAACTCTCGCGTCGAAGCAATGCTCTTGGCGAGTTCGAGGTTGAGGTGGCCGTTGGCTTTGACGAGGTCTTTGTATTCGGCGAGCTGTGTTATACCGCTGTACAAGTCCCGCCCTTTCCCAAGCCCGAAGAAGCCCGATTTGGCGTGCCCCGTCTTCACGCTGATCATGCCCAGACCGTAGTTGTCGCCCTCGGTCTTCGGGTCGAAGAGGATGCGGCCGCCCGCCCATTGCTCTTTCTTTTCGAGAGAAAAGCGATAGTCGGCAAGCGTTTTGAGGTCGCCTTTGATGCGCTTCTTGATGTCCGCGTCCCAATCCTTTGCGACGAGGAGCGCACGGCGTGCCTTGGCGTATTTGTCCGTCCCGAAGATCGTTTCGAGGTCGCGGGCTTCGAGGCGTTCCTGCCGCAGGAGTTCGTTGTATTGCAGTTGCTGATCGTTGATTTGCTTCTGAATTTCGAGCAACGCCTTCTTGTGTGCAGCGGCCGCCTGAAAGGCTTTCGTGACATAGCCGATAGCCTCGCCCGCCGCAGCCGCGATGCCGCCCACAATGCCGCCCTGTGCAAAGCCCTTCCCGATGTTCGACACGGTGGTCATGGTTTCGGTCAGCGCGTCGGCCTGCTCGCTCAGGTTTTGACTTCCCGCGGCTTCGAACATTGCGGAGAGCTTCGCCGAAATGGGGGCAATCACGTCGGCCGTGGCGGAGGCTGCCGACGCCAACTTCTTCAGACGCACCTCGAGGGCGGGGATACTTTCCCCCTGTTCGGCCTTTCGGAACACGTCGTTGATGGCTTCGCTCAGTGCGGCAAACGGGTTTTCGGTCTTCACCGCGTCCTTCAATCGCTTGAGTTGATCGGTGATTTCCTTTACCTTCTCGGGGGATTGTTTAAGGTTGCGGAGTTTTTGCGCCGAAAAGTCGAAGCTCGGGACGATCTTCTCGTCGGGCGTCTCGCGGAGATAGGTCAGGAGTGATTCGGTTTCGGTGATCACTTTGTGCAGTTCCTTGCGGCTCTTCTCCGATGCGTCGCCGAAGAGGTTCACAAAGAGTGCGGATGTCTTCTTTGTGCTTTCGATTTCCTCGTCGTTCACGGCCTTGATGTCCTTCTCCTGCTTGCGCTTCGACTCGGCGAGGGCGCGTTCCTTCGTGCCGGCGATGTCGGCGAGCTTTTGACTCGCTTCCTTTTCGCGCTTCTCGGCCGCGGTGTGTGCTTCGGAGTCGAATTTCGCGAGGGCGTCGTTCTTGTCTTTGCCCGCCTGGGCGATCTCTTCTTGCAGTTCTCGTGCGTATTGTGAGAAATAGTCTTCGATTGAGGCGCGCTTCTGTTCGCCCTCTTTCGCGATTTCGGAGCGCCGTGTGTCGTAGTCCTGAAACTCGGCAATGGCGCGCTTGTAGAGATCGCCCGATGCTTTGACGCGCGTATCGTCGGCAACGCTCTTGTATTGCGCTAGCATCGCTCTTTGTGACGGATCGAAGTCTTTCTCCGTCACGTTGAGCTTGTCGCGATATGCGTTCTCTTTCTCTTTCGTCGCCTTCGGGTTCGCGATTTTCCATTCGCGCATTTTGTTCTCCTTGATGGCTTCGACCATGGCGTCCGAACGCTTCTTGTTCTCGTAGAGCAAGCGTTCGTAGTTGAGTTCGATCTGTTGTCGCTCTTTCTCGTATCCGTCTTCGAGGAGGTTGATTTTGTTTTGGCGGATTTCGAGACTGCTTTCGTATTCCTTCTCGATGATCGAATCCTTGTACTTCTCGATGTCCTTTTCGAGATCGTGCTTTTCGAGTGCAATGCGCTTGCGCTCCTCTTCTGCCTTCTTTCGCGCGTTCTCGGCCGCGGTTCGCGCGCTTTTATTGCTTGTGCTCTTCTTCTTCTTTTTCGCAGCCTCCTCGGCCTTCTTGCGGGCGGCTTCTTGTTGGGCGGCTTCTTGTCGGGCGGCTTGCCTTTGATTGGCTTTTGCGTAGTAAAGACCTCTTTGTTCCATCTCCCCAACTGACATCGTTTTGCCGTTTGAGAAGACTACGACCTTCTGGTTGTTTCTCCTCATCTCCTCAGCCTTCGAAGTGAACCACGCGGCCAGTCTTCGTGTTTCTTCGAAGTCCATTTTTAGCATCCAAGCGGGTGGTTCCCCGTCAAAGTTGATATGGAAGTTGAGTGTGTTGTCTGCAAAGTCTTTGACGATTTTGGATACGTTCTTGTAGAGTTCGTCGGCAGTCTTGCTCGCGTTTAAGAGCTTGCGTTGCCCCGCAGCTACGCGGTCGGCCGAGGTCATACTGGCTTCGCCTAAGCGCTTTTGTGCTTCTGCATCCTTGTTGGTTATGTCGATGAATCGCTGACGCTCCGAGGTGGCATCCTGGATCTTATCAATGTAATCGTCGAGAATGTCGGTATCAAAGAACGTTCCCTCTATCCACGTTTTGTTTGCAGCGTCGTCCGAAAAGCCCGCCCTCTTCATACGCTCCTTGATCAGCCTTTTCAGCTCTTCTCGTCCCTTTTCAAGCTCTTCTCCCGTTTTGTTGGCGATGAGATGCCCATGCTGTTGAACTGCACTGGCCACGATATTTGCCACATTATCAGAGTTCTTTCTAAGCTCGTCGGCTGCGAAGCTGTTGCCTTGGCTTTGATCTAAATAGTCTGCGCTCCTTAACCGCTTTGCTAGTTCCTCGTTGGCTTTCCCTTCGGTGTCGTCGAAACGCTCTTGTGCGGTCTTTATCGCGTTCAATCTCTGCCGCTCAATCCCTTCACTTTTGATCAGTTCAATCGCCTGCTTGCGCTTCTTGTTGATCGTGTCGATGTTGTCGCCTTCTTTGATCTGCGTAATGCCGTACTCTTCGAGAATGGCGTTGAGTTCGTCCATCGTCTTCTTGTACACGCCCGTGCCCTCGTCGAGCCCCATTAGGACGGTACTCAACGACTCGACCTGCTGAATCGACTTTGCTGCGCTCTCGCCGAAACGCTCGGACATTTGGGTGACCTCGTCCGTGCTCTGCTTGAAAAAGAACATGGCAGACGCGGCCGCCGTGATCGCCCCGACGAGCAATCCGATGGGATTGCTCATAATCGCCCTTCCAAGCCCATGAAGCGCCATAGACAACAGATTCGTCGCCCCGGTGCTCGCGGTCTGTGCTGCCGTGTTCGCCGCGGTCTCGAGTGTGTTTACACGCTTTGCCGCGGTATTTAGCGTCGCTTGCTTGCTGCTTAGGCTCTGAATCGCGGTGTTCTTCGCCTTTTCGGCCGTGTTCAATCGCTCCTGCGCCGTGGACAATGCGGTTGTCGCCGCTTCTAATCTCTTCGCCTTGCCGCTCATCAAGGCCGCGCCTACCTGCGAACGCTTTACCGCCACGGCTTCCGCCGCTTTCTTTTCCCACATCGTAGCAACAGCGATTTCCTTTTCAGCCGCCTGCACTTCGATCTGTGTTGTCTGAACGAGGGCTTTTTGCTTTTGCAGCTCTGCGTGAACTTCCGTTTGAACGGCCTTCGCGTAGGCCAATGATGAGGTGGAGAGCTTCATCTTTGAGAGCCTGGCCTGCTGCTCCAACGTCAAGACGCTTCTAAGCTGCTGCCCCGTGTTCAAAACCTTTGCCGTATCCGAAACCTTGCGAATCGCAGCCAATGTCACAACCGCGGCCTTATAAGCTCCGATTGCCGCAGCAGCGGTGAGCACGACCTTCCCGACCGTCCGCCAATTCTCGATGAGTTTGCCCGTGATGTCGAGCGCGCCCGAGATATTCCCCTCCTGGCTCTTGCCGATCTCGTTCTGCATCTGTTCCCACGCGTCCTCGATGTTAGATAGCTGTCCTTTGATCGTCTTCGACTGCTTATCCATCAGGCCGCCGAATTTGCTGCCTTCGCCCGTCAACGCCTCGATAGCCTTCTGCACTTCGGGGAAACCGATCTTGCCCTCTTCGACAAGTTTCTTCACCTCGCTCTTGTTCTTGCCGAATTGCTTGGCGAGTTCGTCGGCCAGGGGAATACCACGGCCGAGGAACTGATTGAGGTCTTGTGTGTACAAGCGCCCCTGCACCATGGTCGTGCCGTAAAGAAACGCGAGGTCTTTGAGTGGCATAGACAAGCCCGCGGCGATGTCTCCGAGACGGATTAGCGTTGCATCTGTTCCCACGCGTCCTCGA